ACAGGCGCAGGGCCACCAGCGGAAGCCGCCGCCGCCCATGCTGTTCCTGACCATGTGACAACTTGACCAGCAGATGTGCCAGCGAGTGCAGTCATTGCCGCTGTACCAGCACCAACAAGCAAATTACCTGATGCGACTGTTGCAACGCCTGTGCCGCCATTTGCTACAGGCGTTTGGTTATATAAACCAGCCGCCGCATTAAGCAAACCGCTTGAATTGACGTTGTTGGCAAGTTGTGAAAGGTTGAATGCTTGGGTCACTATGCTACTCCTGCGGCGTTGTATGTTTGTTGAACAAGAACTGTTGTATTATTATTCGGTGTCGGCACAAGCGTGTAAGAACCTGATGCCGTTGTGTAATCTGTCGCTTGCCGATAATACGCACCATTACCAAAGATTTCAAAGTAATTTGGCGTATATGAAAAATTGTATGTTGGCGTTCCATTGATCGTAAATGTAGAAGTAGATGCAGGCAATCCATTTGGTACGCCTTGATTATTTGGCGAAAATTGAATAATAGTGAAATTGCCTGTGGCTGTAGTTGGGAAATTGTTGATTGTGTTGCCGACCAAATCATAATCTTGGTCATTTACTTCAGTTCCATTTAAGAACAACAATTCTGAACCAGATACCAATTGGAAAGTGGTCGGCGTGTAACTGCTTGCCGCACTCAAAGTAGCTGTCCAACGACTAAATGATGGATATGTTGAACCTGATGCGCGATACCGATAAACAGAATTCCCAGAAGATGCTGTGAATGTTCCAGTAAACACAATTTGCTTTGTTGTGTAGTTAATGCTTGAAACTGTGTATTGTGTCGGCGTTCCTGTGTTGCTGAAAGTTAATTTATCGCCCACATTGATAATCTGATGCGGTAAATTTGTATAAGTCAATGTTGTAGTTCCTGTGCCGCTGGAATACAACAAACCCAAATCTTCATATGTATTTGTTGCCGCCACTGAACGCATGGAGACAATCGCAACATAAGTTCCGACTGTGCAAGCGGTGTTCATGGTGACTGTGGTGCTTGTCTCTGTATATTCAGAAGTGTCCAACAAAACACCATTGCGGAAAATCAAATCTTGACCAGTAATGTATCCAGCTTGCCGTGCTGTTGGCGTAAAAATTGTTTGTCCTGCGGTTGCCGTGAAATCTTCTGATGTGTAATAAAAATTGTCAGGCGTAATAACACCAACCACACGACCATAAATGTCAATGGTTAATTGAGCAACTGAACTGGTGTAAGTTGACGCACCGCCAAAATTTAAAAACTGTGCAAGCGAACCAACCATTGTTCCATCAGGATTGTTGGTGATTGCAATTTGTCCTGAACCTGTGGAAGTTGTTCCTGTGCGTGTCAATTGACCAGTGCGAACATCCAGATCAATGTAATTTGTGCCATCAGGCAATGCAGACCACAACGAATTGTCAAAGGTGGATTGTGGAACATATGCCGCAGTTGATGACGCATATGCCGCTGGCGCAGTGCCAAAGCTGAATTTTCTGCCTGTGCGGTTGATGTAACAAAGTTTATTGGTTGTGCCAAATGTAGGTTGTGCCAAATACCATGTGTAATTTGATGCAGTTGAACTGTATGTGGTGGATGATGAGTTGTACAACCCATAGTAATTTTTTCCTGTTGGCGATGAGGAAATATTTGTGCCAACAAGATCATCACCATAAGCCACAATCAAATATTGGTTCTGATATGTGAACGTGGTTGGTCGCCATTGAAATACCGATGATGCCGAACTGTAAATGCTTGAGCCAAGCCCATTCACCATGCGAATGAAAAAATACCAATTGCCAGCAGGAATATCAGCTAGCGTAACAGTCAGCGCAGTGTTTGGCGAATAAGGATTGCCATCTGATGCAATGGCAGTTGTTCCAGCAAATATGCGCTGTGATGTGGTCGGTGTTGCATAAGCCGAATACCATAACTCTACATAGTCAACGATACCAGCCGATGATGTGTTGGTGTTGACAATGAAATATGGATTGGCGGCATTGGGATAATTTGCGGCAACCGATGGCGTTGGAATTGTTCCAAATGTCAAAGGTGATGCCAAACCAGTGTTTGGTGCTGGTGTAAATTGCGTGATGTTTATGTCGTCATAAACTGTGCTGTTGTATTCAGTCAGCATCAAGGTTGCTGTAATTGAACCATCAGAACCAAAGTTTTCTGTTACTTTGGCAATGCGAAATAATTTGGCAGACCAGCCATAATTTGTGTTTGTGACTGAAACAATGTCGCCAGCTTCTAATTGCAAACCAACATAACCAATGGTTAACTGAATTTGCAAATCTTCACGACACGCTTCCAAAAACCGATTGGCAAGATATTGCGCCCGAACATCATTATTGACCAATGGCAAACTGATTGATTGTTTGTTTACTGGTTCGTTTGGATACAGCAAAGATGGATTGACAACCGCAAGATTGAATGTTGCCGAATTAAAGCTGTCTTGCGCTGAACTATCTGGGAATTTAACTTCAGCAATATTGAATGATGATGCAATATCCAAAGGCGTAACATTGATTGCGCCAATGATATTGCTGTCATTCAATGCCATTGCAACGCTGTAGGTTGGGCTTTGAACAACAACGCCCCATGTGTTTGTGATTTCGTTGTAACGTAGCAAGCAATCACAGCAAGTCGCCATGTATTGCAAATTAGTCATGATGGGTTGCTGAGTATCCAGAACGCCATCAAAGCGGAATCGTTGCGGCAACGTGCTTGAGCCGCTTGTGTAAGTTGTATATGTGAATGTCTGGTTGCAATAAGCATTCAATGCAGTCAGACTGGTGCTGTTAATGTTTGCCGCTGGAATAGCCGCACCATAGCGAGTTGAAAACAAATAATCACTGAAGCAATCGCCGGGCGCATATCTGGAATTGGTAACTTGAAACTTGGTTTGCTGAATGCCAGTTAAATTTGCGCTTGCTGAATATCTGATTTTGACAATCACAAACGCACAATTGCTCATCAGCTTTGTGGTGTTCCATTGATAAACCAGATTGGTGTTGCCCATGACTTGAGGGCTGTAAGCATAGAAACTGCTGTTGGTTGGATTGGTTGAACCATTCTTGTAAAAATAGAATTCCAACTTGCCAGCCACAGAATAATCGTAAAGCCCTGTGGACTCATCCAACAACGATGCCACCACATAACCTGTGCCATCAAAAACAACCCGCTTGCCGCCCCAATAGACGTTACCAAATGTGATTGTGTCGGGTGTGCCGCCGCTTTCAGTATTGGTCACTTCACATAAAGCAAGGCAGTAATATAAATTTTGATAATCACTGGTGATTGATACATCAGTGATTGTGCCGCCTGTGTAGGCCGCGCCATAAATTACAGGAATCTTGTTGTCGCCAGCGGGTGGAATCTGCAAACGACTTCCGGGGTTTTGCTGATCGCCGCCTGTATTGTTAAGGTTTGAATCATTGGAAAATGTTTTGGCAAGAATTGACGATGCCACCATATTGATGGCAAATGCCGCCACCGCCGCTGAAATACCAGTCAGCGATGGAAGAAACGTAGCGACAATTATTGAGCCGGGCATTATTTAATCCAAGTTTCCTCTAGCTTTTCAAAACCGAACTTTTCATACGATAAGTCGGGGCTGTTCACCATTTTACTGAGACTGAAAAAATGAATGCGCTTTTCTTGTTTCCATTCTTCACATTGTTGAATGTAAGCATGAAGCAAGCGATGGGCAAATTTTCCACCTCGATGTTCTTCATCCAGCCAAAAGGCAATCTCGCTGACTTGCATTACGTCTGGATTCCAAATATTTGGATGCTGTGCGGCAATCACCATACCAATAGGATCATCTTCTTTGACCGCCAACAAAATAAAACCCGCGCCAGCAATGATGTTGGTGAGCAGTTTTTCAATATGTTCTTGATTGCTGGAATCCCGCAAATATTGGGCGGGTGCTTTTTCTCGATATGCTTTAAGCATCCGAATAATTGATTCCATATCAAATTTGTTGGCTTGTCTTATCATGTTTTATCCTATGAGTTGGGCGATGCGTTTTTACCGAATTGATAGTTGATTGTTTGAATGAAGTTAACACGATTCATGCTGGTGTCAGTCGCATTGAATTGTGTCCATGCATTATTGTTTGTGTATCGACCAGCAGTGCGGTTTTGCAAAATGAGTTGAATGCTGGATGCGCTGACAGTAATTGTGCCAACATATCCACGCACTTCTTCCATCCATTGTTCGCTGATGCTGAAACTGTTGATGAAACCTGTGAAATATTGATACAAACCGCCTGTACCGCCTGTTGTGATAAGTGCGCCATCGGCATCAAAGAATCCATGCCACATTTCAATTTTTGAGCCTTTGATTCCTGCGCCAAGTACCAACGACAGCATGGTGGTATCAATGCCCACCAAGGTCACTGTAGTCTCATTGGCGGTGCTTTTGATGTCTCTGGTAGCCGAACCAATGCTGACCAATTGACTTAAGCCTGTAAATGCTGTGGCATCCACCGCCGAAACTGTGATGGCGGTCGGCGTGGTTGCAAATCTGTATGTTGCGGATGCCGTGGTTATTCGAACAAAATCGGCATACCGAATAACATTTGTACCAACGACAGGCGCAATGACGTTCATTTACAGCACTACCTCATAAGCATTGAATGAGCCATCCCAAGCAATAAATGAATCATTGGTCATTGGAACAAGCGTGTAAGTCGGATAATCCCTGAGTACCACAGGAAAGGTGATACCTGTATATGTTGAGCCGCCCAAGCTGACAGTTGTTCCATATTGCCCAATTACCGCAGGAGCTTGCGCCGCCACAGTGGTCATGATGGTTCGGTGAACAGGAATGGTGACAGTTGATGACCCGCCGCGCTGAACGCTTGCTGTGGCAATGTAGGCATATCTATCAATCTGAATAAAGTCGCCTGTCTTCACAATGTAGGCAGTTGAACTGATTGATGGCAGTGTGCCAAGAATAATATTTTTGCCTGTTGTGCCAACTTCAATCGTTGTTGCGTTGGCTTGAACGCTGGACATATCGCCTTGATATTTAATGTAGTTCAGCCAGCCAGTAGTTCCAAAATTGATATATTGCTCTGTGATTCGGTCAGCCGTGCGTAATGCTGATAGCACAGCGCGATTGGTGCTGTACTGCAAATATTTCATTGGATTGATAGTGAACTGAAATGGCTGAACAGTCAAGATTTCAGATGTGCTGATTCGCATATTGCGTGACAGCATTTGACCAGCAAATTTATGGTCATTGATTGCAACGCTTTCAGCAATGGCAAGGATGCTTTGTAAACTCATTTTTTACCTCGACACTGGAACTGAACGATTTGCAGATTGATACGATGCCCATATTGTCTGCTTATTTTTTGCCAAAAATTGAACGCCTGTTTGAGTATCAATGGCGCTCATATTTGCAATAAATGGCCCGTTGTAATTTATTGTTTGACCACCGCCGCCCATTGCAGATGCAAGGCTTCCATTTGGAATGATTGTGCCTGATGTTCTTGGAATAAATAATTCTGGCCCACGTTCACCAACCAATGAGGCCATGCCAACAGTGGGACTGCCACCATCGGCAAAGGCTTCACCAGTAAAACTACTTCCTGTGAAATCTCTATTTTCAACTGGTGCAGGGCCACCAACACGCTTGCCAAACAAGCCAGACATAAATCCAACAACTGAATTTCCAACATCACCATAGACAGACATTGCCGCCGCTTTTAATTGGATTTTTATTAAATCTTTAATGATGCTGTTTGTTAAATCTTCAAAACTAAATTTTCCAGTATCAACAAATTTATCAAGTGCAGAATTCATATTGCCAACTGCGGCATTAAATGTTTGTGCGCCCATAGTTGCCGCGTTAATTGCGCTTTCAGTGTAATTTTTAAAGGCTTCATCCCAACCATATTGAAAAGATTGTTGTCTTTCATATTCATCTTTAATGGCTTGTTTTCTTGCTTTACTCAATGTTTCTTCTTGAATAATCAAATTTTCAATGCGTTGGCTTTCTGCATTTGCCAAATCACCTTGTCCCATTGTTCGCTGAACTTCCATTTGTTGTCTACGCAAGTCAGCAATTTTTTGTTCACTTGAAATTTCTTCTTCAGCAAGTTTGATTTCATCTTGCCGCATATGGTATTTGTTTTGTTCAAGTATTTGACGACGCACATCAAACGCATAAGCTTCATCTTGCGCCATTGATAAACGACCAACAGCTTCTAACTGGTCTTGGTATTGTATTGTTACAACGGCGTTGGCTTGTTTGAATTCTTGAACTGCTTTTCTTCTAGCATCATCTGCTTTATATTTAATATTTGCACGTTCAATTTCAGACATTCCTGATTTTTCTAAATCTTCTCGTTCTTGTTGATTTATACGCAAAATTTCTTTGTGTAATTGCAAAACATTTGCTTGCGTTTCAGCTTGCAATTTATCCATGTTTATGGATGCAATTTGTTGATCGCCAATTTTTTTATCAATGTCAAGCATAACTTGACGCGTAAATGCTTGTTCTTGATATAAAGACAATAATTTGTCATTCATACCATTGATATATGCGGTATCTGTTTTTGCTTTTTCTCTTGCTCTGGTTTCTTGAACATTGAAATCAGCGTTGATCAATCCTCTTTGTTGAGGGTTTAATTTTTCATTTGCCAATGCTTGTGCGCGAGCATTAGCAATATTTGCCAATTGTGTTTGCAGTTGAATTTCAACATTAGCTAAATCAATCTTGGTTTTATCGCCGCTTATTGATTCCAAATGTAAAGCATTTGCTTTTTGATCAATTGCCAATAATGTTTGTTGCAATGCCAATTTTGCTCGTAATTGCGCGGTTTCTTTTTCATAAGCATCAATAGTAGGGCGACCAGCTTGTCCGCTTTCTTGAGGAGTTTTCTTTAAACTTCCAGCCAATCCTCTACTATCTGGATATGTATCAAGGCCAAGAATTTTGGCTTCAAAATCTAAACGCTTTTTGCGCTGTTCTTCAACATACAAGTCATAGCGTTTATTTTCTTCAATTGCGGCATCAATGCCTTTTGTTAATAATGTCTTTGCATTTTCAGCAGTATGAACCGCCTCATCCCATATTGATTTAAAAGTTTGAATTATTGTATTTCCAGCAACAATTACAGTTTGCAAAGAAATTGAAAAAACATCAGTCAATGAAGCCCCGTGACTTTCCATTGATTTCATATATTGAATGACTGTCAATAATGCAGGGCCAACACCTTCAGCAATTGCTGTTTTAGTTTCTAAAGCGTGTTTTTTTATTTCGTCCCACGCTTCAGCGCCTTTTTGAATTTTTTCTGCTTGTTCATCAATAATTGCATTTGTTGCTTGATAATCTTGAGCAACGCCTTTAATGTCTACGCCTTTCATTGCTTTGCCAAATACAGCATAAGCATTGGCTTGTCTTGTCAATGCATCAACAGTTTTTGCAGAACCTTGCAAAGCTTTATCAAATAACTGTTGTTGACTTAATGTTGCAATGTCTTTCAGCGTTACGCCCATTGATGACAAACGTTTTTGTGCATCCATACTGCCTTGGGCGGCATCATCTACATATTTTGTAAAACTCGCTAATATTTTTCCAGCACTTTCAGCTTCACCGCCATTTGTTGCAAGTGCTTGCTGAAGTTTTATAACCGATGCAATTGTTGTGTCATTGGCTTTGGCAACATCATTTAATTCATCGGCATAAGCCAAAGCTTGAACACCAGCGGCGACCATTGCGGCAACGCCCATCTTTCCGTATTTTTCAACAGAATTGCCAAACTTCTCAAGCATTCTGCCAGCGTTATCTAACCCAGCTACAAATTGGGCTGTATCAAGACCAAGAACAACGCCTAAACGACCAACATTATTCGCCATCTTTTACCCCAAATTTATCCATGCTGAAGCCCGGCGCTTGACTCATGAATGCAAGCAATTGTTCATTTGCTTGCTGTTTTTTCTGTTCTTCAGTCAATGGCGGGAATAGGTAATCATACGCAGAACCTAAAATGTTTGCTAGTTTATAAGGTGGTGATTTGTCTGCCCTCATGTAATTAAAAACGCCATTTGCCAGCGTTCCTAATAATTCAATCACAGCACGATTGCCAATTAAACCATCGGCATACATAGTTTGTAATTGAGCCATCATTACATCATCCAATTCCGCTATTGTTTCATGTGTATGCCCATTGAAAATCATCGCGGTGATGACTTGATTTTTCAATGAGCCAATCAGTTTCCCTTTGTTTCCTTATATGTTGGGCTGATTGCTTCTGATATTTTTTCCATCAATTGCAATTGCACCGACAACGGAAATTCTGCCGCAATTTCTTCATAGGTCAAATCAGCCAAAGAATCTTCTGAATTCTCAGGCACAAGCAATTTAAAAAATTCAGTGATTTTGGTTTCTGTTTGAACCTTTGATTTTGCTGTGTCTTTTAAAGAACGACCATTAACAATTACATCATCATCAGTAAAAATAAAAGTAGATTCAGCATCAGGCTGATCTTTAAATTTCATCAATGGTTCAGTGATTGATTTATATGCCGCATCTATTGATTCTTGCGGCGGGTCTTGAATCAGTTTATACATTGCTTCTGATTCGTGAACGTAAGGAATACGAACCTTAAACGTGTGACCGCCAAGTTCAAATTTTCGCGTAAAAATTTTTTCTTTGTTGTCTTCGTATTGTTTGCCAAAAGCTTTTGTAAATCGTGTCATGTTGTGTCCTTGTTTAATAACCCAAATATCTCATTTTGTAAGTGTCGATTCGCCTTGCAAGAATGTTCTTTAATTCATCAACCACCATTGTTGCTTGTGACTCTAAAGCTGTTCGCATAAATGGATGTGCTGGATTTCTTGCTGAACCAAATTCTTGTGCAACCGCCCTTGCATCATAAGGAAAACCAGTTGATAAAGCAAACTTTTTGAATGCTTTTGCACGTTGTGCTGGTGACAAATCTTTGTTTTCTTCGTTCCATTTTTTTCTTAATTTTTTGGGAAACGCTTTTGTAGTAACCAACGCAATTGTTTTATCACCGGGTCTGACATATTGCGAACGTTTATCTTTTTTTGTTGGTCGCCGTGCTTCAATTTGCAAATAAGCCGCCAATGCGCCAGTATCTTTTGGCGCAAGTTGTCTTGCAGTATTCAAAACAGGTTTCATTGCTTCGCGCAATGCAGGGACAAGAATTTTACTATTTGAATCTTTGTCGCCAATAACCTCAGCAACATCATCAAGGTTTCTAAGTAATGCGTCTAAACCTTTGACTTCCCATGTGAATGTTGTTGACATTTCATATTCTCCACGCGCCGGGCTTTATCAAGCGGTGAAACAACAATTCATTCAATTCTCTGGCATATTCCACCACTTCTTCAGGTGTCATTTTATCAGCATGACGCGCCGCAATCTCATGTGCAAGACTGACAGCGGTCATTTTTTGCTGTGTAAAACCGAACCAATCTTTTCGGGTTTCTGCTTGATTTACTAAAAAACTTAATAAATCCTGCGTGTTTTGTATTGTCGTATCAGTCATGTTTATTCTGTGGTTTCTTTTGGTTCAACTTGAACTTGATTCACAGGGTTGTAGCGAGCCAATACAGTCAAGCATACAAATTCAGTGGTGTCTGGCTTTGCCTTTGAAAGTGCAATAGCAACTTCATTGGCTTTCACCTCCAACCCTTGTGCGACTGCATCTAAGGATTGGTAGGTGTTCGCCAACACTTCAACAGCGTCAGCGACTTTCATTATGAATTACTCCATCCATATTGATTGCCACGGGGATGAATGGTAAACACACATTTGGCTTCTGCGCCGGGTTGTGCGTCAATCTGGAATTGACCAACGCGACCATTAAACGCATATGCCACAGTATTTGTGCCATCGTAAGCCGCAACCACATAGGTGCGATCAACCAGACCAGAATATGCATCAGCACGAATCAACAACAAACCAGCATCAGAAGGATTCCATGCCGCTGTGATGGTCATGGATGTTGGTGCAGATTGTGTTGGAATTTTGTCGCTTTGACGCGATCCAGCAACCATGAAATTTGCCACCGCATCATCTTGACCAAATGCAGGAACTGCTTCAATGGTTGCCAATGCTGTTCCAGCCGCGCCTGTGCCGCCAGCGGATGTGCCAACAATGGTTGCGACTTGTGCTGTCCAAACTGCCAAGTTTGCAGTTGTGAATGGTGATGCTGTTGTTTGCATCCACATTGATGCAACAAAGCCGGGTAAAACTTTTGAAGGTAATGCCATTTTGATTTCTCCTGATTAAGCGGTGTTTGACCAGCCGTATTGATTGCCACGGGGATGCAAAGTAAAAACAGCTTTGGCTTCTGCGCCGGGCTGTGCATCAATTTGAAATTGACTTACTCGCGCATTAAAGGCGTAGTAAACAGTTCCTGTGCCATCGGTAGCTTGAACCACATATGTGCGGTCAATCGTGCCGTTGTATGCGTCTGCGCGTACTTGTTGAATCACAGTATCTGATGGATTCCAAGCGGCGGTAATTGTCATGCTGGTTGGTGCGCTTTGTGTCGGGATTTTGTCCGATTGGCGCGAACCCGCCACAGTGAAATTGGCGACAGCATCATCCTGCCCAAAGGCGGGAACAGCTTCTACCAAAACTTGATTGGCACTGATTGCAATTGCAGAAACGCTTGCCAATGTTGCCAATTGTGTGTTGGTCAATGGTGTTGGCGTTGCGCCTGATTGCATAAATAGCGAGGCACTAAACCCCGGCAAAACTTTTGATGGTAAAGGCACTTTGATTCCCCCCGTTTGATTGCTGAACTTGTCTTATGTTGGAATGTCAAGCGTACAGTCTAAAAAGACTTGCGCCAGTTTGTCTTCGTTGTCGTAGCTGTTGTAAAGCCAAATCACATCTGCTTTGGCAATCCAAAAGCCATTGGTCGCACCGCCAAACAAACCGCTGTAACCATGCAAGGATTGTAGTATCTGGTTTGAAATTGTGAAACCATCTTCTATTACTTGCGTGAAAATACTGATTTGAAAAGTTGGGCGGTCAATGCTTTTATTGTTTTGATTTTGTCCAGTAAAAACTTCTTGATGAACATTCCTTAACATCCAAGTCACAAACTTTGGTTCAATGGCAAAGTTTCGGTTAAAAGTTGCATAAACAGGAACAGGCGTAACTATGCTTTGCAGTTGATACTGTATGGCTTTGGCATATTGGACTGGATTTTGTTGTGTTGCCATTAGACTGCCGCCACAGGGTCATTGCGTACACACATTAACATGGCGGTCATGCGGTCATCCGCTTCACGCACATTGTCAATTCGCCAATCAAAGCCGCGCCATGTGATTGAGTAGGCGTTTTGATTATCAATAATGGTTTTTAAATTTGGCGTGTAATTCAGCGTCATTTGCACAATGTCTGAATAAACGCGGTATTTGTCAGCAATCTTGACATGGTTTGCCACGGAATGAACCCTTGCGCGAGTGTTAAACCACAGCGTTTGCGTTGTGCTTTGTTCGCCAAAGTCACTTTTACCAAACGACAAGGTGTTAACCGCAATATTTTCAAATCGTGCAATTGCCATGTTTTACCTCACATGACAAGTGGTTTATATGGGCGCAACAATGTGGCAACGCCAAAAGGAATTGGCTTTGAATTGCCATCAGTGGTATCACTACGATTGTTGTACAAATGCGTGAACAACAGTAAACCAGCTTGCTTGATAACCTGATATGCCGCAATTGGATTGGCGGGTGAAACGTATTCGCACACCACAGGGCTGGTCATATTGCTGTTTAAATCGCTTGGAAGCGTCTGCAACACCACTTTGTTGCCTGAGTTGTCGTAGTAGTACGTTGCAGGGTCAACAGTCGTTAAAACAGGCGGTGTGGCATCATTCCAATACTTAACATTGGAAATGGTCACTCCGCTTGCTGGTGTGGAATTGTTCTGCGATACCTCTGGCAAGTCCAAAGACAAAGGTGTGCCATACAAACTTGCGGCGTTGTAGTACACGCGGTAGCTTGTGGCAAAAATGCTCATGCCCAAATAATCTTCAATGGCTTGGCGTGTTGCAATTTCCAAACCACTGAGATATGTGTCTTGACTTGTGTCATCAAACAAATTAAGTTGCTGGCGTATTTCAGCCAGCGTCAACCATGCGGTTGCGTTATCTCTCGCAATCTGTTCAATCTTTTCGTAGTTGAACGGATTGCGGGTCGGCGCACCAATGTTTAAATAACCAAGTTGGTCAACAGGCATGGTTATGTTCCGATTGTGCGAACACCAGCAAACGGGTCGCGGACAGAACTAACCAGCCGTTTTTCTGCATACAGAGTTATGAAGCCGGGCGCAGTCTGTTCCATTGCTTGAACATTCATTTCTTCAATGTCTGCAATAGTCAAAAAACGAGGCCAGTTGGCAAGATAAATGGGGAACGCGCCAACAGTGCCAAACGCATCCAAATACGGATTAACAACAACAGGCCAACCAAAAATATGAACACCAGCACCGCCATCATCATCACCAGTTTCAACCAATGAATAACTACCACTGCCATGTGCGTATTTACGCAATTCAACCAAAGCAGATGGACTCATCATCCATGCAGTGCCGGGCATTGACCAATATTGACCGGGCAAACCATTTGCCATATCAACCAACAATTCATAGTCAAGCGCGGTATGCGTATGACCAATTGTGGTCAATGTGTGAATGCCGTTTGTGATTGCTGTGCCGCTTGTGCCATAAGCCGCAGTCGCACCAGCCGCACCAGCGTAGTAATTCAAGCCGCGCAAACCATTTGTGCCGCCTGTAGTTGTGGTGGTTGAACCAGCTTGGTCATTGTTGGATGCCATTGATTGCGCTTCCAACTGGCTGAATTCCATGAATAAATCTTCAACAAGAGTTTCATTCAAATAATTCACATCAGACATCACCGCAGTGCGGATAGGCAATTGAGCCGTAATCACGCGTGTAGGCAATTGCCAAATGGTTGTATCAATATTGGGAGAACCAGTATTGGGCGTGAATGTGTATGTCCAAGGGTTTGTAGAAGATGCGGCATTACCTGTCTTGGCTACAAATTGAACGCTAGAGCCAGCGACTTTGATTTGTCGTGCGCCCTGTCGAAATGGATTTGCATAACGCAATGCGGCAAATGCGTCATCAAAATAAGTACGACCACCAACATTGTTGCCCGAACCTGTGATGGCAGATTGTTCGCGCAAATCAATCTTGACTTGATCGCCTGTTTCCAAAGTCTGTTTAATGCCTGTCAGGATTCGTTCAGTAATGCTCATAGTTTTTCCAAATAAGGTTGCAGAAAAAAGGATGGAGGCCGAAGCCCCCATCCAAGGCAACGATTAGGTCGCTGTGCCAGTTGAACGATAGCGAACACCAGCATTGGGATCACGCACACTGGTGCACAATCTCTTTTCCCCGAAAAATGTTATATATCCGGGAAGTGTCTGATCGTAGCGGCGCATAACCATGTTCAAGCGGTCCACAATGGTGTGGAAGCGTGACCAGTCAGCAAAGTACATTGGATACAGGCTAGAAGTACCAGCCGCACCAGTTGTAGTTTGTGATGGGTTGTCCAGATACTTGTTCATCACAACATCAAAGCCCAACATTTGACCGATGATGCCATCAGGATTCAGTGATTCAACTGAATTAAAGATGGGTCGACCATTGGTGTCTTGCAGACCACGAATTGCTTGAGCCAAAACTGGATTGACCATGAACTTGGCGTTCGGTGTCCAATATTGTTGCGGCAACGCATAGATCAAGTTGATAACGTCTTTGTACTGGATGGCATTTGCGCCAACAGTGTTCACGTTGCTGGTCAACTGGTCATAGGTTGCCAAGCTGTGCAAGCCAGTAGTTGAACCTGTACCAGATGTACCAAATGCCGCTGTTGAAGTTGTGCCGCCTGTGTAGGTAGCATTTGCACCAGCGTATTGGTCAAGACCACGCAAGCCGTTTGTGCCGCCGTAAGGGTTAGTGCCAGATTGAGCCGCTTGGTCGTTGTTTTGAATCATCGACAAAGCTTCCTGCTGTGCAAATTCCACCAACATATCGTCAACCACATTGGCTTCCAAACCATCGATGTCATCCAAAGCCGCAGTACGGATCGGGAATTGCACGTTCAAGTCTTGCAACACCAATTGCCAAATGCTTGTGTCTTCAGTTGTTGCTGAGCCGTTGTTTTGGATGCTATATCCCCAAGCGGCTCCAGAATTGCCCACCTTCACCCTAAATTGGTAGGATGAACCATCGGTTGCAACAGTGCGTGAAATGCCGCGCATGGGGTTAGCCAAACGCAATGCCACGAATGTGGGGTCATAACCTGTGCGACCACCCTGATTGTTACCGCCAGCGGTCAATGCAGATGCTTCTTGCAAGTATGCGTCATACTGACCAGCATCTTCAAACATCTTCAGTTCTTTTTCAACATTGCGACCGCCTTTGTAATAGTTCGCAATTTGCTCACGCACAGCACGATTCACATCGCCACGCACAGTTTTGTGAGGGGCGCGGATGATTGCGGGTGCTTGAACAGTCGCCAATTTTGCTTCAAAGGCAGAGAATTTCTCAGCCATTTCAGCTTGCACAGCGGCAATTGCTTCGGGGATTTTTGCTTCTACTGCTGACACGGCTTCGATTTGTTTTGCTTCGATAGCGTCCAGCTTTTCAATGATTGCTTGAGACATGATTAACCTTTCAGTCGTTTATCTAAGGATTTAGACAATTCGCGCATTTCAAGTGCGACAAGAATGTCTGCTTCGGTCACATCCACATCTGAATCGCTCGGTTGTGGCGCAATTTCAATCGGGGCTTGGATTACGTCACGCAATTCCAAAACCTTTTTGAATACAGACGCGGAAGTGACCGCATCCTTTTTGGAAATCCCTGCTTCGCGCAAAGCCTTTTCCAAATTTTTTAAATTGGCAGAACCATCAGCACGGAAATATTCCAGCTTAGAAACTTCTGCCTTTAGATTGTTGGGATACATCACCACGCTGACTTCACGCAAGCCGCCTTTGGTGATTTGAAAATATCCATCTTCATATGGGTCATCACTGCCAACAGTCATTGGTGTGCCATCTTCTTTGACCCATTGATATTCATCAGCGTAAGCACCAACAGAAACACCGCCAAACATTGTTGGGCTTTCAGTCATGATTTGATACAAATCAGAACCAGCAGTTGTGTTCATGTAGATTCGACCTGATGCGGTCATGCCGTCATCATCAAATTCAAATGAATGCCATTCTCCAACAGGCATTGAATCAGCGGCGTGATTCAAAAACATTGGCAGTGGTTTGCCTTCTGCGCTAAATGATTTTGCCCAATCCATAAAGCCTTCAGGCTGATAGTTGAACTTGCGACCATCTGCGCCTTCACGCGCACCCCATGTAGTTACACGCGCTTCAATCTTGCCAGTTGGTTCTTTGTTTGCGTCCTGTGCTTCTGTCACCAGTTTCGCTTCGCAAACCATCATCAAGTTTTTTGTCATGAATTACCTCATCGACTTTTGTTCGGTCAATGTCTTGTATTGTTTTGGGCGGTCTGCCGCGAGGCGGCTTACCTTTAGGTTTGTAATCTTGCAAATATGCTACCACTTTTTGAAAAATGGCAGTCATTTTATTTTCCAATATTCATTTTTTTGGTCTGATTGCCGCCACCGCCGCCCGTATCTTGGGGACTTGAACCCGCAATTGGTTCTGATTTTTTCGGGTTTTGCAATTCATCCGCACCATCAATATTGGCTTTTCCAAGGTATTCTCTCGCTTCATTTGGTGTCATGATGCCAGCATTAACACCAGCAACCACATAATTCATTTGATCAAGCGGTGCGCCTTTGAGAAAATCCTGAGTGTCAAACTCAACACACAAATTGGGATAACCTTTGAACAATGACGCTTTCAGCTTTTGCTGTACGTTAACAATAATTGGATACATGGTAGATTTGTAGAACTCATCCAACATGGTTTGCGTGTTGTTGTATTTCTGGTCACCGATATGAAGCATTGCTGGCGGAACGCCATACAAACCGCAAATGCGTTTCATTGTCTGCATTTTCAGATTTGCCAAATCTGTATCTTGCAAACTTAACATTTTCAGTGGTTCATATTTCATGCCTTGGTCAAGCAACATACCTTGTCCCGGCTTGCTTTTGTCCGTTTGCTGACTGCCAACCATACTCGACCAAGCTTCTTTTAAACGTGCCGCAATTTCTTTATATTTGGCATCAGGAATCACATTGTCAGTAATAAACATTCCGCTTGGCTTTGCGCCGTTCAGCATGACGTAATTGGCATATAGGTCAATGTCTTGATCTAAGCCAACCAATTCAGCCGCCAAAATGCCTTTGTTAAAACCCGCTGAACCTTGCCATGCCATATCTTTGCAATGCATTACTTGATGCGCCGCCAGTGGTTCTTCTTTATTGAACCCATAAGATGGCGTTGACAGGCGATAACTTGGGTAACGTGTGGGCGTAATTGTGACCGCAATTAACGTGCTGTCCAGTTCGTACATTTCCAGCGGCGTTTGTGTTGGGTCGTTTTGATCTTTTCTCCACCACAATGTAAACGCTTCACCAAGCAATTCATGCCACATCATCCACTGATACCAATATTCATAAGATGATTGGAAATTGTTTGGATTGGTCAACAAGTTATAAACTTGTTTGGCTTTGGTTTTGTCCCGTATGCCTACGTTTGGATCAGTTAATGCGTTTACATATGTGCCATCATCTGCCAACGCCATAATGTTGATAGGCAATTGTGCAATAGCCCTAGCTTTTACGCCAATGCAAGACATGACTGTGCTGTTGCGCGTAAGCAGTGAAGTATCTACAGGCCGACCAGCATTTGTTGTGCTTGCCGTAGTTACATACAGAATCTGCGTATTTACTGTCGATTGCTTATTGTTGCCTTGATAGACAACATTATTGCCAAGCGCGGTTTGTCCAAAAAGGGTATTTGATTCTTTGGAATCTTTACCTTTTCCAATGAATCTATCAAATAATCCCATGTTTCACCTCTAAAAAGTGCGGAAACCGAAACCACTCATTGTTGGATTGTCCAATGAACAGTGCATTGCAATGATTAAAGAAATGATTCCGTCAACTTTTGCTGATTTATCATTTTCATTTTTTCGAACTTTAACATTTCCATTGACATCTGTATATACCTCGCAATTGCCAAGTTGCCAGCCCACAAATGGGTTGCCATCATGTTTGATGCAGTAATTCATAATCAGTTTTTCAACGTGTTTGCTTGGATTACTTAACACCGCCATGCCTTGCCCAACTTTCTTAACAGGCAAACCAGCTTCATGTAAACGCGCAACCAAACTTGCCGCGTTGTAAGCGTCAAAACCAATTTCCTTAACATCATATTTGGCGGCTTGAGCAATGATGTAATCGCTTATCTCGCGATCGTCCATAACATTGCCTTCAGTGATGTGCAAAATGCCGCTGTTCACCGCAACGCGAAAAATATCGCTGTAATGTTTTGGCACAAGTTCCAACCCATCTTCGGGCAAAAAGAATTTGAACTCTGCTTCATAATCATCATCAGCAAATCGTTTTAGCGTACACACCGCATTCAAGTCACGGGTTGCCGCCAAGTCAAATCCAATATAAATCGATTCGGGCGCACGTTCAGTTTTTATCAATGCACGTTCATCATCCCAATAGCCGCGATCCAACCAAGCGGAATTTGCGCTGACGTAAATGTTAAGTGTCTTACACAAAAACTCATTCAGCGCGGCGGGTTTATGTTTGGCCTGTTCTGCACGTTCTGCAATTGCATCTTCATAAACACTGATGCCGTGCATGGGGTTTGCTTTTGCCCATGTCTTTGAATCGCGCCAATCATCACCAACATCGAGGCTGTACAGCAAACCAAACCAACGCGGATTGTCGGTGGCTTCGCCTGTCAACATATTTTCAAGCATCTGCATATCTTCAAAAAATTTGGTGTCTTTTGTAAAACTGGCAGTTGTAATGTAAATACGCAACGGATTTTTTCGAGCCACCATGCCTGAATGCAAAACTTCAATTGAATTTCTGTCTACGATTTGCGCGGCTTCATCAATAATGGCGCATGATGGATTCATGCCATCGCCTGTTTTTTTGGTATCGCGGCTTAACGCTTTGAATTTGGTTTGACTATCGCCTGTTTTGGTGACTTGATTGCGCTGTACGCTGTAAAGCATTGCAACATCATGCGGCATATTTTCCACAAACCCTTTGGCGGCATCAAAAACAATGCTTGCCTGTTCGCGGGTTGTTGCCAATGTGTAAACTTCTGCGCCAGCTTCACCCCAATTCAATTCATATAAAGCAATTGCGGCGGTCAACGTTGATTTACCCGCTTTGCGCGGAATGAAAACAATCACATCGGTGACCATGCGCGTTTTTGGGTCGCGTTTACTGCGGAAGCCGTAAATGGCGCAAATAATAAAAATTTGAAATGGTTCAAGAACCAACGGCTTTCCAGCATCTGGCCCTTTGGTGTGTTTTAGTGTTGAAGCAAATTCTAAAAAATGTTCAACATATGGAACATGAAATTCCCATGCCCAAGATTTATCTTCCAGTTGATTTAAAAACCGCTGACAAGCAAGTCGCACATTTCGGCAAACTGGAATTGTTCCTTTGGCAACATTTACAGCATATAGGATGCCTGTTTCGTAATTCATGGGCCGTTAAGCAAATTTTGATATTTACCAGCTTCTTGTTTATTTGTTGCTGATCGACCTTTTGGTGTTAAGCCAAGTTCATTCATCAATGCAATGACTTTTGTTAATGCTTTGTCACCAGCAGTTAAAAACGGATTTGGCCCAATTGTTTGACCAGCATTGAATTGCGTGATGATGCCGCCTTTGGCAACGCCTTTCATGCATTTGATGTAAATGTCCATTTGATTGGCAAGTGCCGCCAATAAATGTTTGTCCTGATCGGAACCAATGCCGTAGGTTTCCCATAAAAATTCGCTGGTTTCTTGGATAAACGCATCACGATCCCATGCGTCAGGGTTGTCCAACCAATTGGCTTTTGGAATTCTGGAACGCACGTTTTTTGTTAATGCGTTAATGTTTTCGGTTTTTTTTGTGCCTTGAATTAAATGTAAATTTTTTGGCAATTCGGAAATCATGGTTAACCTTGTTAACGTTTGCAATTGCCCGCATGGTACTACAAAAAGTGTTAACTACCCATTTGCCGCATATTGAATGCGGGTAATTGCC